GACCAGTAGTAGGAGCAGTATTCTCAGTCTTAGCATAAAGAACCCAGTCGTCAAATAAGATTTTAGGGATTCTGAAGTTAGGGCCGTTTAGTACCTCAGTTCTAACTACACTTAAAAGTGTTGGGCTAAGAACTAGCTGAGATATAAAGTCTTGCTTTACTTCTAAAGGAATATTTACGCCAGCAGCAGCACCTACGGTACTAAGCAAGCCGTCCTTTTTAATGGTATCCTTGTCTTTGATTATAATGTCTAGTATGTTTTCGTTTGGCATAATTTTCTCCTGGTTATTTTAATTGCTCGCAGATTGATACGAACGCACTTTTTTTGACGTTCGCTTTAATTTCCTCTTTGGTATCCGCTTTGATAGCTTCTATTTCAGAAGAATTTGATCCTAGTTTTGATTCCTCAACGCTCTTAATAAGAGTCTCGTATTTAACTTGTGACTCTTTAGCTTGGATTTCAAACTTCTCAGTTTTAGCTAGTAATTCAGCAAACTTACCTTCGTAAGCCTCTAAAGCTTCTTTAGCTTTAGCTATTTCTTTAGCTAATTCTGCGTTTTCAGTTTTGATAGTCTCTAAAGCTTTTTCAGCTTCTTCTAATTTACTTTCAGCAGAAGGAGTAGCAACCTCGTCTACTTTAATCTCTTCTTTAACTTCTTCTTTAATCTCTTCCTTCACTTCCTCTACTTCATCTTTCTTAAGATTAGTTAGAGCAGATTCTAGTGATTTGATTAATTTATCTATTGTTTTGCTCATATTTATTTCGTCTTGATCTATTATTTGATCTGCTAAAAGTGTACTACAAGTTTTTTTAGCTACTTTTTTGCTACTCATTTCAGTTTCTTCATCTTCATCTTCATCTTCATCTTCGTCCTCGTCTGAGGCATCGTCTGACTCATCCTCTCTAGGATCGTTAACCCAGATAGTAAAATTCTCACCTTTAATTTCGGCAAGCTTTTCTTCTACATTAAAATCTTTAGAGTATATAATGTACTGTTCATTTTCAACAGACCAAGCAGACTCATCGTATATATCTGCATCATCGAAGTTCTTTTCTACAAAAGCCATACCAGTTTCTACATCAGGAAAAGCTATTTTTTTAATTTCTGTGCCAGTTTTTCTTTCTGATTTCAAAGTAAATCTTTTTTGGTTAGCTCCACGATTAACTAGGCTGATCTTAACTGGGTCAGCATCCTCTATCATATTTACTGTTCTTGCGTAAACCATTTTCTTAGGCTTCATAATTTAACCTCGAATCTATGTCCGTGACCATTTGTAATATCTGTAGCAGAAGTTCCAGACATGGTGTGAGAATGTCCTGCATCCTCGCTCGTGTAGCCTTTAGTTATTAGTCCAGTACCGTCATACTCAGCATAGAATACGTGTGAGTGTCCTTCTGTCTCTTCTGTCACTCCTGTAGAATAAGCTACAGACTCGAAAGGAACTACAGTAGGAGTAGTGTAGGCTTTAACTTCGTAGCTGAAACCATTAAGAATCCCACGTTTAGCGAGATCCCAGACCGCATCATCTTCTACTTTTATAGCTACTATCCAAGAACCTTTTTTAAAATCTGAATCCCCTTCTCTTGCTATGAAGCTCTCTACTGGATAAGCTTCTATAGCCTTTCCGTCATGCTGAATATCTATTACTTTAGATAGATCTGGAAGTTTTAAAAATTTATATGCTAGCTTTTCTATTTCTATAGAAGTCATCATGTCCCCATGAGCATCTATTACATTAGGCTCGTACACCAAACCGTAAGCTATCTTTTTTTCATCTGAGAACTTTTTAAGTTCAAGTTTATTACCTTCAGGCATATTACCAAGTGTACTATCGTGTTATAGTGCTGCCATCTGAGCCAACTAAAGTAGATCTACAGTTTGGGTGGTACATGCCAGGTACAGGAATCCCTGCATCCTGCAAAGTATCTTTATCTAGATAAGGATTTACTCTTGTGGATATTTCTGGACTTGTGGAGTAGTAAGATCTCATTCCTATTAACGAAGTATCTACTCTGTATATGTTTCCATCTAAGCTAGTGCATATTTCAGTAGTCTTGTCATCTAGGACTGCATCATATCTATAGAAGATTACGTTAGCTTGACTTAGTTTTTCCAAATATGCTAAATGGTAGAATTTACTCACTTCTGAGTTTGCTAACATATTAAAGTAGGAGTTCTCATTAAAGGAATCATTTATATACTGCTCTGTTAAGTTTTCGTTATTTTCTATTCTAGGTATTAAAATTCTCCTAGCAAAATTATCTGCATAGAATACTGCCTTCTCAACTATGTTGCTTACATATCTATCTACATTTATAGATGTTTCATTATTGAGCAATGAGTTATATACTGAATTACTAATAACCCCACGAAGTCTAGCTAATCTTATAGAATCATCTACTGCTATTTTAAATAACTCACTAAAAAATCTAGATAACTCTGCTCTGTCACTATTAGTGATAATTGCAGTGTTTCTAAGCCTGTCTAAGTTGTTAGTTAAGAATATTCTAGACTGGGGAGATATTTGATTTGTTTTAATACCTCTGATAATTTCAAGTTTTATAGTTTCAGTTCTAGTAATAAACAGACCAGCTAAAAAAGCTGCTAATTCTTTTTCTCTGGCAGTAATATTTTCTACTTGTCTTTCTTCTTGCTTTCTAAATATATTAAATACAGACACATCTCTCTCAAATTTATATGTGCTGGATTTCTCAATTCCGTCTTTATAGTCTTGGCTTCTGAACAGGTACATGTTATGATTGTTGTCTGACTTGAGCATCCATAGTTTCTGTCTCTTGGGGAATACTGTTATCAGAAGTAGGAATAATTCCTTGCTCTAAAAATTTCTCAAAGTCCTCATTAGTAATTATCTTACCTTCGTTAGCTAAACTTTCTAAGTAAGATTTAAAACTGTCTCTAACTGAGGTTGCAGGTATAGATCCCCAGAAACTTGTAATATTAGGAATATCAGTGTTTAGTGTATTATTTAAGATATTAATAATCATGTTAGGTGTAAATGCACCGCTAGCAATACCATATCTGATAGCAGTAAATATAGAATCTTGCTTCATTACGTTAGTAGGTCTAAATTTAAGAGTCCAGTGTTTATCTGTAAATCCGTCATCATCTACTAAGATAACTCTAGACATAAAGTCTTCTAGCTTTTTACGTAAAGGTGCAAATACCTCAGCCTCAGCAGCAAGTATAGCTACTTCAGCAGCAGCTCTATCTCTAGCTTCAGATAAGCCTATTAGTATAGGATCTATTCTAAAAGAACTCATAATAGTTCTATTAGCTGCATCTTTATATTTTTGGAATATAGCATCGTCTTGACGAACATCACCTAAAGGTTTAATGTCTAGTTTAGGTACTGGTATTGCCCCATCGTCCGAAGCTGCGTCCTCATCTCCGACTGCTTCTAGGAATAGTATATTATTAAAGGACTTTCCGCCTCTCAAGTTCTCAAAAGCTTGAGTGATTTGATTATAGGAATTTTCAGTAAGTCCTCCACCAGCAGTTAAAACTACCATGGCAGGAATCATATTGTTTTGAAAGAAGGATAAGTTTACTTCGTTACAAAGCTTTGATCCTAGAATAGCTGTTAACTGGTTAATCCAGACAGGGTGGGCGTATAGACTATCAGGTTCGTAATCAGTGATTTCGTAAATCTCTGTAGCTAATTTCCCACCTCTGGCTAGAAACTTTGGTAAATCTGTTACTACTTGACCAGTAGCAGCATCTATATCTCTTGGATCTTCAAACTCTTTAAAGTAAGTATAAGTCTTAGGATTACCAGCAGTAACCTGAGCAAACCTTCGGAAGTATCTGTCTACAGGAAGCTCTCTTACTTTTCCGTATCTTTTAAGTTTACTTTTAACTACTACTGGCTTCTCGTCTTTTGCAGTTTTCCTCATAGTAACCGCAGGCACGTGATATAGAGCTAGTACTTTTGATTTAGCTTTAGCTTCTATCTCATCTACCACATTCCCACGAACTACTTCTATGTATGCTCTATTGAGCATTGCAAAATCAGTAACTAAGGCATCAAAAAACTCATGCCCGTACTTGTCTGGGTTTGGGTTATCTAGTAAATCTTGGAAAAATTCTTTCTTAAGTTTTACATCATCATTTTCTTGCTCTTCAGCCTTGCCTATGTAGTTTAACGAATAGCCATTGCCTACTGCATTTACTTGAATACATTTGATAGTTTGTTTAAGTACATCATTAGTATTCACTAAGACTACTAATTTTCTAGGATGAAATTCTGGTTCTACTATGCTAAATGCAGAGGTGGAACCTCTAGTAAGCTCTGTCGGATCTGGATCTTGTCTAGAGTATTTTAGAATGTCTTGCTTAACTGAATCTACTAAGCTATCTTTAACCTGAGTAGAAACTCCCTTTACAAAGTTTCTAGACTTGCTCTTAATATAAGAGGCAGCCACTTCTTGTCTTATTCTATCCTCATTACTAAGAGGAACTGTCTTGTTTATATTTTTTCTTTGTCTGGCCATACTACCCTTAAATTGTTATTCGTTCCATTACTTCTTGTGAATATGCTTGGAGTGCAGTATGAATAGAACTCTTAAAATCTGCACTACATAAAGTGCTAAATCTCGGATCGTCAAATATTAAAACTAATTTCTTTTGTGTTAAGGCTTTGTCTGCTGTATGAACTATATCTACGTAAAGTCTGGTCTGAGCATCTAGGAAATCTAAAGATTCTTTATCGGTGGTAGGTTTCCACTTAGCTTTAACTCCTTCGTAATAGGAGTGTTTTTCATCACAAGCATCTGAACAGAATATATGTTTTTTAGCTTCTTGGTATTGTTGGAGCTTCTTTACTCCTAGTGGGGTACATTCTGCACCACAGTAAGTACAGTTAGGTATGAATAATTTACTTTTATAATTTGACATTACGTATTTCTGCACGTAATTATACCTCAGCGTGTGTGCTATAATCTAAGCAGGTGAATATAACTGAGTTAATAACTATAAAAAATGATAGCTTTAACCCTATAAGATATAGGGAGTTAGTCTCAAAAGATACTATTTACCAGCTAGATCTTGACTTAATGGCTACTAATGTAACTAGAGCAGTATCTCTAATAGAGGATTATTTTTTAGAACAGGTAGAAGATGAAGTTGATTTAAGCCCTATGTTAGCTGTAAAGAATAAGGATCAGTCTTTGGAAATAATATATGTACCTCTAGGAGATTTCGCCTACACTTATAATGACGATAATGGGCATAGTAACTGCCATATATTAGTAAATGCTATAGAGGCATATTTCAAGGTCGCTATATTCAGAGTTTAGACAAATCCTTCCAAAGACCCATCTATTATATGTAGCGTACTCAAGCATTTAGTCTTAACAGCTTTAAAATTATTATGTCCTTCTCTGGCTATTTTAAGTTGAATATTGTGCGTAGATACTCTTAAAATAGTAGCTCCCACTTTAACTTCTTTTTCTCCGAAACGTAATAAGTCTTCTGGTTTACAGAGGTAGTCTCCTTTTGCATAGACTTTATATATAACATATCCCTTAGAGCATAAAAATCTAAGAAGATCTCTCTTAAGAATCATATCAAAGGGTTAGGTAATACTTTTAAGTTTGAGCTAGCAAAACTTAAGTTCATAGGGACAAACTCTGTCAAACTACCATATTTTATACCAAGCCCTATAGTGTAACTTTTATTCTTTTCTAGTTTACCAGGGGCAAAATCTGAAGACTTGAAAATTATAACTATTGTATTATTTGGGGTATCTTTAATTAGCTCAGAATTTGCTAGTGTTTTTTGAATTATTACAGATGTCTTGTCTTTAATTACTAGTAGTGCTTCAGTAATTTGGCTTATGCTGGTAATAGAGTAATTACCACTATTAAGCAACTTAGTAAGATTTACTCTCTGTATTCTTATGTCGCCTTCTAGTCTTTCCATGTTATCCGACTCACTATCGTAGTTCTGTATCTCTAATTGTAGGTCGTTTTCTGGGAGATAGTCAGGCAGTATTATACCTCCAGAAGGCTTGAACTCTTTCAAGGCTAGCCACTTAAACCACATTTATATTTTCCTTATTTCAAAGATCTCAGTAGTAGAGTTAGCTCCATTAGAATCTTTAGTATTAAATTGTAGTATTGGAGTAGTTCCATCATCATCGTATACTATTAATCTGTTAGTTAATTCATCTATTTTAGATGTGTTAGTTATTAATTTTCTAATCAATTCTATAGTAGTTAAGTTAGATAGTCTAGAATCAGATGTTAGTAAAGGGTTGGTGGGTATTGCATTTACGCTTGTTTGTGTGGATCTTGTAGAAACATCTACATCTAATTTATTTAAAAGTTCTTTAGTTCCGTCCCAATATAAATCTCCATAGCCTATTGCCGTAGCTCCCTCATAAAATAAAACATAGTAGTTACCAGCACCTAAAGCAGGCACATTGCCGTAGTAATGGCCAGTAGAGCCTCTTTCTGTAAGAGCTACATTAGAAGCAGACACAGTAGAGCCTAAAAGCAGGCTAACTGTTACTGTTCTTCCAGTGTCGTAAATTATGTTTAGCTCGTTACTCATTGTGCAATAGTTAGTTTTTGTGTTACGCTGTTGTGAGAGTCTATAAAGCTACGTCTAGCCTGTTCCGCTATGATCTCGGCAACTATGGATAGTTCTCTCTGCTCTTGCTCATGTATTCTAGTTACCCACCATTCCTTAGTTTTCTGTACTGCGAAGTCCAGCATCTCTTGTGAGTCTACCAATACTGTATTACCGAAAGATTTAAACAGTAGACCTATAGCAGATCCTAAGTCTGTAGCTGCTGCATTAATTACTATTTCCAATTTAGTGGAGGTTTCATTTATAGGTGTAATTGTGTTTGTAGTTAATACCATAATAATTGAACGTAACACTCCTGCCCACTGTGGCGGTTTAACCAGAGATATCTTAGACCTTGAGATGTTTCAAAAATCTCAAACCTATTTCCTAAAATTGCTGTACCTGGTATGTATGGATACAGTCCAGCAGGTTCGACTTCCCAAGTGTTTACGTTTAATCTATAAACCCTCTGAGTAACTTCTTTGGTAAAGTATATATAATCTCCACCATCATAAGCATACATTGACCCAGTAGTTAAGGTTTCAAAGTAAGGCATAGGGGAATCTAGTAACCAACTGTCCGACTGCATATTCAATCTATGGAAACTTGCAAGACCTCCACCTCTAGGCAGAGTCAATAGCGATCCCCTTGTTAATGGATCTGAGTTCTCAAATATCCAGTTAAGAGAGATGCCAGTTCCTTTAGCTTGTGCTTGTAAGATAGAGTATGCTGTAGCTCCTGCCACTGGTGCTGTAGCAGTGGCAAATGTTAAAGTGTTTGCAGTGTTAGCTGTAATAGCTAATTCCTGATATTGCCCAGTTCCAGAGAGCATTATTAAGGTTCTACCCACAAAAGCACCCACTGGCCAAGTTTTAGAAGTGTCTTGCAATGTAGTCGTAGATTGTGAACCAGTTGCTACACCAGAATCCATAGATCCTACAGAATGTTTAAATAAGTGCGTAGCTGGAGCTGAGATAGAATATCTAGAAATCCCTTGAACTGGTGCTGCGGCCGCTGCTGCTGAGAAGGTCAACGTGGTAGCTGTATTACTAACTATTCTAGCCGAGTTTACGGCTGCTGCTGGCCCTTGCACTGAGTTAAAAGTAACTATGTGTCCTGCCCATTGGTTTGTAGTCCAATTTTTAGATCCGTCTACTAAGGTAGTTGTAGATTGAGCTGTTACCGTAACTGCTGCTGACCCTGCCCCTACGGCTAAAGTGAAAGTAGTAGCACCAGTTACAGTACAGGCATAGCCACCTGCCAAGTTGTTAATAGATGCACCAGCACCAGTATCGCCTCGCATTTTGACAATTTCACCAGTCTTATAGCCGTGAGGGTTTACTGTGGTTACTGTTAAAGTAGGATTAGAATAAGTCGCAGAAGCTACTGCTATAGGCTTATCCTCGCCAACTTGAACGCTTACACCCCTAGCAGCTCCACCTTCAAATCTTCTACCTAAAACAGTCATGTCGTCTTCTACACTGTGCAGAAATAAAGCAGAACGTCCACCAGCCTGTAATAATAAAGTATCTGTATTTCCGTGAATTACATAACGTGACGTAGAATCTGGTATAACGCCCCACTCTGGGGATACAGTAAGGACGGTAGCCGTGGTGTTAGTAATAACCCTCTCTTGCCCTGCACCTGTCCCAGACACTATCTCTACAGCAAGGTTATTCCATCTATTAGTAGCCCAAGATTTAGAGCTGTCTGTTAAAGTGGAGACACCAGAAGATGTAGCTGCTGAAGTTACTGCACCAGCATCAAAACCAGTAATCATGTATCTACTGGTGTTAGTAGGAGCAGCTAGCATAGCAGCAAAAGTTAAAGTGTTTGTGGTGTTAGAAGAAATTAAAGATAACTGTCCTTCCCCTGTGCCAGAGTATATTCTTATATATTTACCAGCGAACTGATTAACTGCCCAATCTTTGGTAGTGTCTTGCAATGTTGTAGTTGAGTGGGTTCCCAATGCTATTCCTCTTTGCCATACAGAAGCATTTTCTCCGCATCTCTCTATGTCGAAATCGGTAGCTGCTGCTGGTAGAATACCACCAGAAGCGTTTTTTATATACCACTGATCGGCAGCAACATCGTACATCTGCAAAGTATAAAATGGTGTAGCTGCTGCACCAGAAGCTAGCCAAACAGATCCAGATTGAATTTTAAATCTACTAGTCGTATCTGGGGTAATTAGCCAGTTAGAGTCTACTGTAATTACGTGAGTTTCTATTTGATATATAGTACCTGCTGCTGGAGCTACCGCTAAAGGAGGATTACATAAAATATCTTCTGCATGTTTGTTGGCATCTGATAAAGTTATAGTAGTAGCTGTGTTAGCTATAATCTTTCTGATTTGGTTTAATCCTGTACCAGCCAGTAACTTAACTTGCATGCCAACTAATGAGTTGACGGCCCAGTTTTTGTTAGTATCCGTTAAAAGAGATACTGTAGCAGTAGTTAAAGTTCCGTAGTCGAATACGGTAGGCTCACTTACGTTAGTTATTTTTCTTTGTTGTCCTTTACCTGTGCCTGCTGTGATTACTAGGTCATATCCTAGCAACACTTCGCCTGTTATAGCAGCAGCAGTAATAGTATTTGTAGTAGCTGATAAAACTCTAGAAAAGTACCCAACTGCCCCTGAGAATTTTAATCTAGAAAAAGTTGCTGGAGCAGTAATTGGGGAAGCTAACTGTTGCCAAGAATCTGACCATGTATCATATCTCCAAAAAGAACCAGCTCCTATTAAGTAGTAAATGTATCTGCCGTGTCTAGAATCTATGTGTGTATTATCTGCCCCACAAGCTGCGGATAAAGTAGAGCTAACCGCAGGTGCAAATCTGGTAGCTTTCCATCTTGGGAAATCATCCCCTTTTCCTAAATTTACTGTCGTCATAAAATTATCCTGTTTCTAATTCCTGAATCGTAAACACTGTTAAGCATGTCGTTGTAGGCTTGGTTGTTTACTCCAAATAAAGCTGCTATATTAG